GGGTGTACGCTGGAGCCATGACACCAGCCATGCCGCCGACGCGATGCACCTTCGAGGGTTGCTCGCGCTTGACGCCTTCGGGACGATCGCGTTGTCCAGAGCACGCGACTCGCTCGGCTTCGGCGCACTCGCGTTGGCTGAGCGAGCACCCGCAAGATCGTGGGCCTTGGCTCGCGCTTCGGGGCCGGGTGCTGGAAGCCCACCCGGTGTGCCAGTGGCGGGGCTGCACCAGCCAGGCCACCGACGTGGACCACATCGTGGAGATTGCTGACGGCGGCGCCTTCCTCGACGAAGGCAATGTGCAGGCCCTGTGCCGTTTGCATCATGAACGCAAAACAGCAATTGCTTCAGCGATGCGAAAAGCTCAAAGCAACAAAAGACGAAAGACAAAACTCAAGACAAGAATGCCAAGAGACTTGACTTGGCTTTGAAGCTTTCAATGTCGAAAGCATTCAATGTCGAAAGCATTCAATGTCGAAAGCTTTGACGAAAAAGTTTTGAAGAAAAAGTTTCGACGAAAAATTTCGCGAAAGAAAATCGAAACGAAAAAATTTTGAAGTCGAAACGCGACGAAGCGACGACGAAACGAAACGAAAAGCGCCGATGGGGGAGGGGCGTACCACAAAAAAGCGAAAAAGCACCAGGGCGGCGCGCCCGTCATTCCGAGCCAAAAACCTGGCATTCGGGGACTCTTGCGCACGGGTGCGAGGCGTGCTAGGCTGGTCTCGCCGCCGGGCGCAGGCCCACGACGAACCTCGAAGTGCGAAACCACGGGGCAGCGCCGGGCGGCATGGGTCGGGGCCTGACCGGTCCCGGACGAGCCGCCCCGCTCACAAATCGGGGCACATGCTGCCAACCAACCGATTCGCCCCGAGGAGCCGACGATGAGCCGCAAAGCCGGTCAGAGCGTGAGCGACGCCCGCTTGCCGCGCGGGCTCCGCCTCGTGGACGACTCCGTGCCGGAGAAGGCCACGATGCACACCGCGGCCGCGCTTCCTCGAGATGCCGCTCGGCTCGCGCCGCCCTCGACGCTGCGGGAGGACCTGCACCCCCTGTGGGACGAGATCACGGGCTCGCTCCACGCGAGCGGCCTCCTGGCCGCCGCGGACACCACGATGGTGGCGCTCCTGGTTCAGGAGCTGGAGCTCTACACAATCGCGGTCGGCACGGCCCGCGCAGAGGGCGTGATCCTCTACAGCGAGAAGGGCACACCGGTCGCCAACCCGGCGTTCTCCATCGCCTCAACGCACGCCCGCGTAATCGAGGGGCTGTGCAAGACGATGGGTCTGACATTCGTGGCCCGCGCAGCGATGGACGCCCCGGAGTCTGTGAAGGCGAAGGCCGGCAACCCGTTCGCCGTCTAGCCTGATCCCATGCCAGCCGTTACAACTTCAGACCGCGCACGCGCCCACGGGCTGTCTCCTGAGGTCCGCTGGTACTGCGAGAGCCGCGGCTACGAGGTCCCCGAGTGGACGAAGCCGCTGTGGCGCACCCCCGAGCCCGGCGAGGAGCAGGGCGCCCGCTTCGACCCAGCCCGCGTTGACCGCGTGATAGCCGCGCTGCGGGCGCTGCGGCACACACAGGGTGAATGGGCCGGCAAGCCGCTGGAGCCGTCCCCGTGGCAGGTGGCATACGTCCTGGCCCCGATCTTCGGGTGGGTGGTCGAGGACGCCGACGGCAGGACCGTCCGGTGGTACCGGGACGCCTGGGTGGAGGTCCCCCGCAAGAACGGCAAGACCACCCTGAGCGCCGCCATCATGGTCTACCTGGCCTTCGCCGACGGCGAGGGTGGCGCGCAGGTGCTCCTCGCCGCGGGCTCGAAGGATCAGGCCCGACTCGCCTACGACCCGATTGCGCTCGCGGTTGGTGCGTCGCCGCAGATGGCGGACGCCGGCGTGCGCGCATGGAAGTCGAAGATCATCCGCGCGGCCGACGGCGCAGTCATCAAGCCCGTCGCCAGCGTCGGGGACACGCTTCAGGGGACGAACCCGCACGGCTACCTGGCCGACGAGATGCACGTCCACAAGGACCTCGACCTGATCCAGTCGCTCGAGACCGGGACCGGCGCCCGCCGACAGCCACTCGGCTTCGTCATCACGACGGCGGACGCCGGTGGGACCATGACGCCCTACGCCGTACGCCGATCGCGGGCGGAGAGCGACTGCCGTGGCGAGCCGTCCCGCCGTTACGTCGTGATCTTCGCCGCGCCTAGGGGTGCGGACCCGTTCGATGAGGAGACGTGGAAGCGCGCCAACCCCGGCTACGGCGTCTCCCCGACGCGCGAGTCGATGCGAGCTGCGGCCGAGGAGGCCAAGACCGGCCCCGAGGAGCGGGCCGCGTTCGAGCGTCTACGGCTCAACCGCCGCCTGAAGCAGTCGGCCCGGTACATCGACCTGCCCAAGTGGGACCGAAGCGCCCCGACGCCCTTCAGGACGCTTCGGGACCTGGAGGGGCGCCCCGTCGTGGGCGGCCTGGACCTCGCCAGCGTCTCGGACCTCGCGGCGCTGTGCTGGCTGACACCTCGACAGCCAGGCGACCCGAAGGGGACGCCGCTGTGGTCGGCGGTGTGGCGCACGTGGACGCCGGAGGAGAACCTCCGGGCGCTGGACAAGCGCACGCTCGGCGCCGCCTCGCGGTGGGTGGAGCAGGGCCTCCTCGAGCTCACGCCCGGCGACGTGCTGGACTACGACGTCGTGCAGCGCCGAATCGAGGAGGACGACCGCGAGATGCAGGTCGAGGCAATCGGCTTCGACCCGTGGTCGGCTACGCAGCTCTCGACATCGCTCTACGGCCAAGGGCTCCCCATGGTCAAGGTCCGGCAGGGATACGCATCGATGAGCGCTCCACTGAAACGGATGAAGGCGCTGGTCTACATGAAGGACCTCGGCCACGACAACCCGATCGCGGACTGGTGCATCGACAACCTTGCCGTGGCTCGAGACCCCGCTGGCAACGTGAAGCCCGACAAGGCCAAGTCCGGCGAGAAGATCGACCTTGTGGCCGCGTTGGTGACAGCGATGAGTCAGGCGATGATCTTCGACGCCGAGAAGGAGGCTCTGGCGGCCAGCGAGGAGCACGGGGCCGGCTTCCTTGTGTGATCGCCAGTAGGATTGACCCATGACACCAACCCGCATGATCGTAGCGCTGACTGACGACACTCAGTTGTCAGTCCGAATCCGACCGATAAGTCTCCTTCTGTGGCGCGTTAAGCGCGTGCTCCGGCTGGAGGCCGAGCTGGATGGAGAGGCGCTGACCATGTGGGTGCCCTGGGGGAGCGTGCTGGCAATTGCCGTCGCGCCTGAGGAGGAGAACGACTAATGGCGCTGACGGCTAAGGGCGGAGCACTCGTCCGTCTGACGGTGGCTGATCCGCCGATCACGCTGCGAAGCGTGCGCGGCCGCTCCGCGACAGCGGGGTCTGTGGCCGGGATGAGCATCCGCGGAGTGTGGGAGAGCCAGCCGAGCGTGCGCAAGGTCGTGTCGTTCATGGCGAGCACGGTCGCAGCGCTCCCGTGGCGCGTCTATCGTGCTGAGGACGGGGGCCGGGAGCGGCTCCATGACTCCCCGGCCGAGACTCTTGTGCGCAGACCCACACGGTTCACATCTTCTGCTGACCTTGTGACGGGTCTTGCCCTTGACTGGCTGCTGTACGGCTCAGCCTGCGCGGTGCTGGTGGATGAGGAGATCGTCCGCGTCCCCGCGCCGCTGCTCATGCTCAGCACGGACGTGTTCGGCCGGGTGAACGACGTCGCCACGGTCGCCGGCGGGGAGACGGTCAGCCTGTCTGACCTCCCCGTGGCACTCATGCACGGCTGGGACCCGGACGGGTCTGGCGCCGTCGCCCCGGTGCGCACGCTGCGCGCCCTGCTGTCCGAGCTCAGCGAGGCAGAGGGTTGGCGCCGCCGCATGTGGACCGACGTCCCGCGTGTGGCCGCTCAGGTGACCCGCCCCAAGGACGCGCCGCGCTGGTCGGAGGAGAAGCGGGATCGCTTCCTTCAGGCCATGGCCGACTTCAAGTCCTCGACGTCGGGCGGGTCCATCCCGGTCCTGGAGGACGGCATGAAGCTGGAGAGCGCGCCGCAGGTGCAGCCCGACCTCTCCAGCGCCTCGAGCGTGCGCACCCTGACCGACATCGAGGTCGCCGGCTACTTCGGCGTCCCGCCGGAGCTGCTCGGCATGCGCGAAGCGAACTACGGCGGGTATGCAGCCCTGCGCCGGGACCTGTACACCCGCGTGCTTGGCCCGCTCATCGGCCGCATCGAGGACGCGCTGAACGCCGAGATCGTCCCAGCGCTCGCCGGCGGCGACACCGCCGTCTACGGTGTTCTCGACCGCACGGAGGCCCAGGACGGCACGCTGCTCGAGCGCGTCCAGGCTCTCCAGTCCGCCACGGGTGGTCCAGTGATGACGCGCGCCGAGGCTCGTGAGCGCCTCGATCTGCCGTACCTGGAGGGGACCGAGGAGCTCATCGTCCCGCTGAACGTGGTCCAGGGCGGCCAGGCCAGCCCCACGGACTCGGGGTCCCAGAACCTCGAGGGTGCGGACACGAACCAGCTCGACCACCGCCAGCAGGGCGATGCCGCCGAGGAGGGGAAGTCCCTCAACCCAAAAGCCCGAGTGGTCTTGAAGGCTGCGACTTCAAGACCATCGCCTTCGATTCTGGAGCAGATGCGTAAGGCGTACATCGAGGAGCTCCGCAAGGAGGGGCTCAGCGAGTCGGCTGTCGAGAAGCTTGCCGAGCGCATCGAGCCGTACCTCGCCAAGCAGGCTGTGGACGCCGCCAACGGCGTCATCCTTGAGTCTGGCACCGGCACAGAGACCATCGGCCGAGGGCTGATCCGCAACTACATCCGCCGCATGGCGGAGGGCAAGGCCGAGGCGGCCGTCGAGGCCGCGATGCGCCTGCTTGGCCTGACGTCCCAGGACGACGCAGCCCAGGACACGGTGCGCGAGACCATCGCGGACGTGCTCACAGATGACCGTCTGGGGCTGTGGTCCGACGCATCGGTGAAGGACGCCGCTGGCTTCGGGTCTCACGAGGGGGCGCGCCGATCCGGCGCCGTGAAGAAGATGTGGGTCCACAACGGGTCGAGTCACCCGCGGGCCGAGCACGCGGCGATGAACGGCGAGACGGTGGACATGGACGCCACGTTCTCCAACGGCATGCGCTGGCCGCACGACTGGGGCGGCGGGGACGCTGACCAGATCGTGGGCTGCAACTGCGACATCGCATATGTGTGGAGATCGTAGGCTTAGGGCATGAAGCGAACCGTTCAGAAGCACGCCCGCGCTTGTATCACCATGGGTACAAGCAAGGCCGCGGGAGGCCGCCGTCAGGAAGACGACAAGCCTGAGGACGACAAGCCTGAGGACGACAAGCCTGAGGACGACAAGCCCGAGCCGGGCACCTTCACCGCCCTCGTCGCTGTCTTCGGCAACGTGGACTCCGACGGCGAGGTGACCGACAAGGGCGCCTTCACCGAGGCGCTCGCCGAGCGCCCAACGGTCCCGATCATGTGGAGCCACGGCTACGGCACATCCGACATCGTGGGCTACTCGACCAAGGCCGAGGAGACTGACGAGGGGCTGCTGCTGGAGTGGAAGGCGCTCGACACCGAGATCGGCCGCTCCGTCGCCGAGCTCCTCGAGGTCGGTGCCATCACGGACTTCTCATACTCGGCAGTCGTCGAGGACTACTCCGTGGAGAAGTCCGACGGCGGCGAGATTCGCCACCTCACTAAACTGGACCTGTGGGAGGCCGGGCCGTGTCTGCGCGGCGCGAATCCTCTCGCCAAGCTGAAGTCGCAGGGTGCCCCTGAGACCGACGACGCCGCGCAGCGGACCGCCCGTGCCCGGCTGGCCCTCCTGGGCCTCTGACCACCGAAAGGAATGCACCATATGAGCACTCGTGAGGAGCTGCTTCAGGAGGCCGGCGAGCTGCGCGCCAAGAGCGAGCTGACCGAGGCTGACATCGCCCGAGTCGACGAGATCGTGGACTCCGTTGCCAAGATGGACGCGCAGGCCGCCGCCCGCAAGGCCGCCTCCGACAAGCTGGCCGCTATTGCTGAGCGCGCCCCCAAGGCGGCCAAGGCCGTCTCTGACGTTGTTGAGGTCGTCGGCAAGACCGCAGGTGAGCGCTTCGTCCTGTCCCCCGAGTGGCAGGCGTTCAAGAGCCGCTTCTCCTCCGGCTTCTCCAGCGCCACCGATCAGGTTGACCTCGTGGTCCGCGACCTGGTGGGCAAGGCCGACGTGGCCCACCGCGGCACCGCCACCACCGGCGGCTCCGCCTTCCACCTGGGCTCCCCGGTTGACGACGAGGTGCGCGCCCAGTACGGCCCGCTGCTGTCTGCCATCACCACCGGCACCACCGACGCCGCGGTGATCCCCTACCGTGCGCTGATCGCTGTCACCCCCGGCCCCGACATCAAGGTCGAGGCCAAGACGGACAATGGCACCGGCGCCGCCGGCGGCGTGTTCCCCCTCGCCACCTTCGCCACCCGCGCCGACACGGCCACCACGACCACCATCGGCGAGGCGCTCCCCGTCACCGACGAGGAGCTCGCGGATGACTCCGTGATGGTCACCCTCGTCGGCGAGGTCCTCATGGCCCTGACCATGCAGAAGCTCGAGGGAGAGATCGTCGCTGGCACCGCTACTGGCGACCGCCCGCGCGGCATCATCGGAGCCCCCGGCGTGCGTACTCAGGCGAAGGTCGGCACCGGTAACGACGCCATCTTCAACACCCTGCGCAAGTCTCTGACCGCGCTCGGCGACTCCGCCCAGGGCGCTCAGATCGTCCTCAACCCCGAGGACCTCGAGGCTGTGGACCTCGCCCCCGACAAGAACGGCCGCTACCTCGGTGCCGGCCCGTTCGGCTCGCTGAGCACTCAGCTGTGGGGCCACAAGGTCATCACCTCTACCGCCGTCGCTAAGGGCACAGCCCTCGTCGGCGACCTGAAGGCGTATGAGCTGTACTGGCGCGAGCAGTACGTCGCTCAGCTCTTCAACCAGCACAGCGACTACGCCCTGCGCGGCCTGTCTCTGCTGCGCGGTAAGACCCGCGTGATCGGCGTGTTCCGCCGCCGCAAGGATGTCTGCGTGGCGACCATCGCCTGACGCACCTTGACGCCGAGGCCCCCGGTCTGATCCCGATAGCGATCCCGGGGGCCTCGTGCTATGCGCCACACTTGACAACAGATCATCCGGCGACGTAGTGTGTGAACACACCAACCACCGAAGGGAGCAACCAATGAGCCTCGTCCGCAGCATCGCCTCCGCCGTCTCGATTGTGTCGCTCGCCCTCGCCGCCATCCTCGCTGGGATGTACCTCCTCAGCATCGGCAAGGACGACAGCACCATCGCGCCCACGCAAGACGGGTTCCCCGCGGTGTCAGTGCCGGCCCAGAGCGGTCAGATGCACGTGGACGACCGACTCGTTGCCCCCGCTGAGGAAGCCCCGTCGTTCGCCTGAGGAGGCCCACCATGCAGACCACGCGCTACCAGATGTTCAACGACGGTTCAATCGCCACCGTCACCACCCGGATCGCCCGCCAGGGAATCACGGTCGAGACTGAGGAGTCGTACCCAGTACGAATGGGCCAGGACCCTGAGTCGGTTCTCCCCTACGAGAGCCTCAAGATGGCCGCCGAGAACGTTGTGGACCACCTCGCCGAGGCCCGCGAGGCACTCATGCGATGTGGGTACGCCTCATCCTGCCCGCTACCCAACACCTTGACGGTGTGCATCCCTGGTGGTGTGTTCCTGCGGGTGGCGACCATCTACGGAACTCCGGATGGGATGGGCATCTCCGGCGCCATGGAGGAGGAGCTTTCCCGCATTCTGGCCGCAGAGGGGGTCAAAGTCCGCGTAGACTGAGGTCATGGCCGCACATCTCTGCTCTATTGCCGCGCTCGCGCGCTCGCTCGGAAAGTCAGAACAGGACCCGAACCTGATCTACGCCGTCGAGCGTGCGAGCGCACGTTTCCGCTCCGCCGTCGGCCACAGCGTCACCAAGGAGACCAAGACCCTGACCCTGGACCCGCCGGCAGGAGAGACGCTGCTACTACCAGTCAAGGGCGTCTCCGCACTCACCGTGAAGCTGGGAGGCATCCAGCTGGAGCACTTCACATACTCCCCGCGCACAGGAGCCCTGCGCCGCCACGGGGGCTGGGGCACCGAGCTGGGCACCATCGAGGTCACGTACACCGCCGGCACCGACGAGGTTCCCGACGACGTTGCGGATGCGGTGGCGGAGCAGGCCGCGAGCATCTACGCCACGCTGTCTACCCCCGGGGTCCACCAGATCAGCCAAGGGTCGCGGTCCATCTCCTTCGGCGTCGCGTCCACGACGGGCACGACTCGCCGATGGGCCGATGCCGTGGAGCGCCACCGGATCGACGGGCAGGGCATCCTGTGAGTATCTGGTCCGACGTCTTCGGCTCCGAGACAATCACGGTTACGGAGCCCACAACTACTGAGGATGCTCATGGAGCGCCCAAGCGGTCCTACCGCCCTGAGATGGCGAGAACCATCTCCGGCGTGGACGTGCAGGCGGCGCCCACGGAAGAGGACTCGTCCCATCGCGAGGGCGAGCACTGGACCCAGAAGGCGTACATGGATGCGGCGGCGGCCGAGTCAATCACGAAGCATGCACGCGTCGAGTGGCGAGGTGCGGCGTATCGGCTCTACGGACCGGTCCGCGTCGTCACCGGGGCGGGGCTCCTGCCCGACACGGCAGTACTCAACCTGCAGAGATGGGAGGGGTGATGGGGGTCCTTCAGATTCGGTTCCACTACGACGGGTTCAATGAGTTACGCCAGTCGTACCAGTCCGAGATCGACGCAATCGGGGCCAAGGCCGCGGCCAGCGCCAACGCTATGACGAGCCAGACCGGCGATGATGACCGAGGGGGCCAGACACCTTCCGAAGAGCCGTTCGTCTACGAGCCCCGACCCAACCGGACCCGAGCCCGTGGCCTCGTCAAGACAGCCACATACGCCGGCCGCCGCGCCCAGGCCACCGACGACGTTCTCACTCGGGCCGTCCTAGGGGGCGGAGCATGACTCAGCTGATCCTCCCCGCAGACGTCCTATCGCGCCTGATCCCGGTCCTCAAGCGTGAGTGCTCAGCCGCTATGGGCACCCCCGTCACGGTCTCATCCATCCTGGCCAAGGACCCGATGGCCGCGCCCACGGTGCACATCTACGTCGCCGGGGGGTACCCGCAGAGCATCGTGTCCCACACATCGATCCTCATGGTCCACTGCTACGCCCAGGACGGGCCTACTGCTCAGCGCCTCGCCGCTGTGGCGTCGGCGGTGATCACCAGTGACAGGCAGGAGTGGCACTCCGGCCGAGTGCAGAGTGGCCCGTACGACAACCCCCACCCGAGCTACCCAGACGCCCGCCGGTTCTCGGCCCAGTGCGAGGTAATCACGGAGTCTGAGCGCCTCGACGTAGACTAGAGCCAAGCCCGCCCAAGGTGCGGGGACCCCGCACTACAAGGAGGACTGAATGCCCGTCAACGGCAAGAGCGATGCCTCAAACGTCATTGCACCCAAGCCGATGTCCGTCATCGGCGGCGTGTTCGTGTGCACCACCGAGGACGCCAAGAAGATCACCGCCCACATCGACCTCACGAACGCTCCGACCGGGGTGACGCTGGAGGCCATCGGCTACCTCACGGACGCCGGCCCGAAGCGCTCCATCTCCAACTCCACCTCGAAGGTGAAGGCGTGGGGCGGCGACGTCATCCTGTCCACCCGCGAGGGCGCCGAGGCGTCGGTCGAGATTCCGGTCGCTGAGTACCTGAACATCACCGGCCACAAGCTCGTCTACGGCGACGCCAATGTCACCAAGACCGGCAAGAACATCAACATCATCGGCAAGCTCAACGAGATTCCGCCCCACCGCGGAATCGTGGTCATCGTCAACACCGACGTTGCCAAGGGCACCATCGTCTACGACGACGCTCAGGCTGTCATCGACGGTGACGTCGAGATGAACGGCAAAGACATCATGGCTAACACCCTGAAGCTCGACCTGTTCCCGGTAGACGGCGCGTTCTACCGTGAGTTCTGGGTCAAGAACTGACACACCCAAACACCAACCGAGAGGATCACACAATGACCAAGCCCGCCGCCGGAGCCTTCCTCGTCCCAGGGGCCAAGGCCGACAAGGCTGAGAACCGCTTCGTCTTCCGCATCCCCGGAGAGAAGCAGGACCGGTCTATGCCGCTCCTGAAGCACATCAAGGCGTCGTACAGCCGCCGCCTCTCCGAGGTCTCTCGCCGTCTGAAGGACGAGAACCTCTCCGAGGATGCTCAGGCGCTTGCCCGCCTGGAGGCCGAGTCGATCCAGTTCGAGATCATTGAGGACTGTTGCCCGGGCCTGACTGACGTCGTGTCCAGCGACCAGCTGGAGGCGATCATCACTGCCTGGGGAGAGGCATCCGGGACCACGGTGGGGGAATCCTCGGCCTCCTGACGGAGGCCTACCGCCATGAGAACGCGGTGAGGTCCGACTTGCTTGGGATGGGGCGGTCACTCGACGACGTGTGGAGTGGCCGCCTCTCCTGGCAAGACCTGCGGGCCTACCTCACCTGCCCACCACCGGGGTCCTGCCTAGCCATCGAGCGCGGCGCCTGGTCCCCCAATGAGCACATGCAGTCGCTCATCGTCCACCTACTGCGCGTACTGTCCTGGCAGACCGCCGGCGACAAGCGCGTGGACCCGCCCGAGTATATGCCCGTGACCAGCCTGATCCGCCCGCCCGAGAAAGACACCGCCACGCCGTATGGCGAGGGAACATCAATCGACGAGATGCGCCGCATCCTGAACCTTCCGGAGGACACCGATGGCTGACGGGCCCAAGCTCGCTACCGCGTACTACGAGCTCATCGCGGCCGCCCCCGGGGCAGAGAAGCAGATCACAGACATCGTGCTCCCACCGGCCAAGAAAGCGGGGGAGGAGGCCGGCGCCGCCGCCGGAGACGCAATCG